AAAAGAAAGGTGTGTTAGATCATCTTGCTAAACTATTTCCTACACACTTTATTGTAGCGTTGGCAGAACTAACACAAAATGATGTATGGGAAGATGGTCGAGAGTTTGATGCAGGTACTGAGTGGACAATAGATGCTAACTCAAGAGGTCACATTTGGAGAAATCAAATGTCAGACTCATTACCAGACAATGTGCTTGCTATTAAATATAAAGGAAAGTCATTACTTGATATAAGAAGTATCTACTGGGCATTTGATAACCCAACAGCAGCAGAAGTAGCAGCAGAAGTTGTTACTGGGGTGTTGAGATCTCTTAATGCAACATTATACACTAAGAAGTTTCAGAGTGGACAATTCGTAACCGCATTATCATATACTTGTATGTTTGATAATGCTACTGTTTACGGAGACAGAGGACTATGGACAGATAGTGATGATGAAAAT